TTATTTTTCTTTATAAAATAGAACATCGAGCATCGCTACTCGGCCTTGCCATGCACTTCGTTCAATTCCTGAGGATGGCCATTCAGAGTTCCACCAAGGAGTAACCATGATTCTTTCAATAATCAAATCCCAATATTCCTCATAATTTAAGTTACGCTTAGATAAACAGAACTCTTCTGCAAGCCCTTTTTTATTCTGTTCATTATAACAAATAAACTGGTCAGGTCGTTTCATAGATAATAGCCGTGTGGCAATACCAACGCCATCCCGCCCTTCAGGAAACGCTCGCTTAAACAATTCAACATATTCCAAGTAAGAATCTCTCGTTATCGTTCCACTTAACGATATTTCATCTAGTGCATTAGATATATTTATGTTATTTGAATTAATGGCATTATAATATTTCCCAGCCCCGATCATGGAACCAAACCAAGCCCAATTTTTTATTTCTTCACTTCTAAGCCCTGCTATACCACATCTGACACCTACATCCATATTTGAGAAATGTACATTCCCCTCAAAATAATAATTTATTTTTTTTAACAAATTTATTCGGTCTTTAAACCCATGATATGGATCATTTTGTATTTCTTTATATAGCTCATTCCAATCCATTGTTAATACTTTACTATGTAATATATTAGTATTTTTACTTTTATTATAGACTTCTGCAATTTTCATTAAGGATCGTGATCTAACATTCCAGATATTTCTATATCTCTTCGCCTCATTTACAGTAATACTTTGGGCATTTTTTTCATAATTACTTATTAGACCAACAAAATATTCAAGCTCATAATTCGAATCGTCTTGCTGGATTAATACACATAATTCTGTATTTTTTTCCATGGCGCCATATGTAAAATTCGCACTACCGATAACTACGCTCCAATCATATTCATCATTCCAAAAAAGATATATTTTAGGGTGGAAAACTCCATTAGGCTGTAAGATGAATTTAACCTTTTTAGACATACAAAAATCATCTAAAACATCCGGATGCGTTTGGTAAAAGTGAGTTCCAATGACACCTATTTTTATCTTATTTTTGTGGCTAAGAAGCAACTCATATAAATCCGTTTTTGACGTAGCCCATGCAACACCAAAAGAAATATACTTATAACATGAAATCATCCTTTTTAAATTAGATTTTAACTCCCTGTTTGTATTTAAAATTTTCAAAATTCAACATTCCTTATTATCTTAATCAAGTTATTAATATAATACTGTTTATCAAAACATCTCCATCTGTTTCTCTCCTCGATGTGATCTAGGTAGCTCATCTATCTGGATCTCAAAACCTTCTGGTAACTCTTGTGGAATTGTTTTTGTTAGATAGACCTCCACTGAGGTTATTGTCGTAAAAGAGCAGCCACACAGCATGTTTTGACATTGGTGATAGCTTCTACGGGTTTCACTGCTCATGGATTTACTGGTTTTGGTATAGGTCACAGCGCCACACAGGGGACAATTGAACGCCATTTTTTAACCTTGGGTTTGGAGTATGCCTTAAGTTAGGTTAATCTATTCATCACAAAAATCAATTAAAAGGATTTTATTATATGTCTAAAGGTTCATATTCTTCTAAAATCACATTATTGATATCCGTATCTGTCCTTATATCACCCATAATATTATTTATTTATCTTAGTACACTGAATGCTCAAAATTTCTTTTCTTTTTTATTACAAGAGAGCTACTTATTCCCTTATCTGATATTTATTTCTATCGCTTGGTTTGTTTTTACGTTTATATTTTATAGTCTTCCATTTTTAACATTTAAATTTATTAATCTATCCATTGAAATAACCAATGATAATAATATAAAGCAAAACTTTAGATTATCTATTTGGAGTTATTTACTATCAATATATATAAGTCCAATTGTAATATTTTCTATGATTTATTTAACGGTGGATCATCCCAAATATGTGACACTCATGGCATTCATGACATTTATAGTAATGGCACTACTAATATTACGATACAAGAACAATGTTAAAATCATAAAAATAAAATTAAATTTTTACAAAATTCTTTTATACAAAACTATTAGCATTTTATTTTTAACAATTGGTTTTATTATAGTTTATAGTTATTTTAGCGAGAAAAAATATCATTTAGCATCTGTGCCTTACTTTCTTTGCCTTTCATTTGTACTAACCGAAACTGTTTTTAATTTCAAAAAAGCCCAAAAAGCATTATTCAGTTTAGTGAAAAAGACCTTCCAAACAATAACAAAAATACCTTATTTCATGACACACCCTAATGAATTTAAAGATATTTTCAGAAGTAAAAAAGGCAACAACCGAATAACAAATCGTGATAGATTTATAATGCTATTATTGTTTTCACTGCTTATCATTCCTATGTCTATACTATCTATCTCTGCATTAGTAAATAACCTTGATGGTGAAATGCAATTAGAAGATGCTTTCATACCATTTGTTAGCTTGTGCCTTATCTTATATACAATTCCAAACGTGATACTTTTACTCCCAAACATTGGAATCATAAAAAAGACTGTTTATCTATCACTGTATTTAATATTTTTATCCTTCACCACTAATATTCTTAACCTTTTGGCTTATAAAACCTTTGACTCCATACATTTCATTAATAAAAACAAAATCGAAATAACAGCAAAAAAATGGCATGATGCTGACACACCTATTCCTGCAACACTGAATAAAATTCAAATGACTGCTTTCAATGCATTTCAAACACCAACGCATTCTATCTTTTGTAACTATGATGATATTAAATCATTAACCACAAGAATTGAATTTGATTTCTTTAGACCTGAAAAAACTCCCCCTAGATGTATATTTGTCAACAATGACGATGTGAACCTAGTTGAAAAGGATAAGTTTATAAAAATAACACCAACCTCTGAAGAACCTACCCTTCATCAATACCAACATCTTTGATCCTTATTTCTAACTCCAAACTTGTGATAAAGCCGTGACCATCGATTTGGTGAACAACACGGCTAATCACCCACTGGTGACTATCAATGGTCGGTTTAAAGCCAGATACCGTGACAGGCATTTCAGGGTATAAATCGGCGCGACCCTCGGCCAACGTGATATTAAATTCTGCCACGCCCCTTTGTAATTTTGACCACTTGGCCGCGGCGGCACGCTTAGCGGATTGTTCGTTTTTAAAAGTTTGTCGCATCACAAAAACGTTACCCTCAGCTCCCTCGATGTAATCACCCTCTTTTTTGCTCGACTTCTCTTTTTTGGGTTTTTGCTTGCGTTTAAGATTAGTTTTCTTTTGTTGGCCATAGTCCAAATCGAGCCAATAGGCTTGCACGCCGGTGTACGCTTGACGGTCTGCTAACCTGAAATAATGCCTATCCCCACTTTCCCGCATAATGGTAATGACGGGCAATGGCTTGCCGCTTTGCGTGACTCCCTGATTAGGCACAATAAATAACAGACTGCCGTTTTTAATGGTGGCTATCGCGCCGAGCATTTCAGCCATGCGCGTTAAAAAGCTAATATCACTTTCATTGGTCTGGTCGGCGTGGTCAATTTCAATGTGCATCAATTGTTTACTCACCGCTGGCTTGAGGTTATAACGCCCCGCTATCGCACTCACTACATCAGGTACTTTGATATCGTGCCAGCTGTATTCGCGTTTGACGTTAAAGTCCTGCCGAAAGTCCGCGCTACGGGCAGTTACCGTGATTTGGTCAGGTGGGCCTGAATGGCTAATTTCATCAACGGTATATATCCCTTTGTGTACCAAGGCTTCCCCCTGCCAACCAAGGGAAATGGAAATCTCAGCCCCACGCGCCGGTAACGCAATTTTACCGTCGGTATCATCGATAGTGAGTTCTAAGGTATCAGCCTCAAAACCCCGATTATCCGTTAATGTCAATGACATAAGCCGGTCATTGACGCTCAGGAGCTGCACGCCACCGACCGTTAAATCAAATGCAGGAACTTTGACTAAATTCCCCTCTGTCCAATCCGTAAAAGACATATTCACCACCTAGCCAATTCAATATGCCTAGATTGTCGTCGCGCGCGTAGGTGAGCAATCATCCGTGGTTCTCTTGTGCCTGTGAGAACCCTAAGTACATGATTTGTTATCAAACATCCCTGAGAATAAAGATAAATAGACATCAGGAGATAATAACGATGGCCGTATATCATCACGGTGTTGAAGTCCATGAAACCACCGACCTCAGCACCCTTATTCGAGATATCGACACCTCAGTGATTGGTATTGTCTGCACCGCAGAAGATGCCGACCCCGAGGCGTTCCCACTCGACACCCCCGTATTAGTCACACGCATTAAAACGGTACTCAGCAAAGCGGGTAAAACCGGTACGCTTTACACTACTTTAAAAGCGATTGATGACCAATGCAGCCCAAAAGTAGTCATTGTGCGCGTTCCTGAAGCGAAAGAAGGCAGCGAAAAGACCCAAGACCAATTAGTCATTGGCGGCACGGGTAACGATGGACGCTATACCGGCCTTTATGCATTGCTAACCGCTGAAGCCAATATCGGTGAGCGTCCGCGTATTTTAGCGGTACCCAAACTGGACACTAAACCGGTTGCCATGCAGCTTGCGATTTTTGCCGAGCAAATCAAAGCCTTTGCCTATATCAGCGCCAACGGTTGCAAGACCATCGCCGAAGCCAAGAAATACCGCGAAGATTTCAATCAACGCGAAGTGATGATCATCTATCCTGAATTTATCGCGTACAACAAAGAAAGCGGCCAAAATGAAGTTATCCCCGCCACCGCTTACGCTATTGGTTTGCGTGCCAAGATTGATGCGGAACAAGGCTGGCATAAGTCGATTTCTAACGTGCCGGTTAATGGTATTTTGGGTATTAGCGCGGATATTTACTGGACGTTACAAGGTAAAGACACCGACGCCAACGATTTAAACAGCCACCAAATCACCACGCTGATTAAGCGCGATGGGTACCACATTTGGGGTAATCGCACCGGTGATAAAGAAATTTATACCTTTGAAGTGTATACCCGTACTGCGCAAATCTTGGCTGAAATGATCGCCGAGGCGCACTTTAGCTATATCGACAAAACACTCACGCCCTCATTGGTGAAAGATATTGTTGATGGGATCAACCGCAAAGGCGCACAACTCGTCACGCAAGGCCGTTTATTAGGGTTCCAATGTTGGTATGACCCATCGGATAACCCGAAAGAAAATTTACGCGATGGCAAGGCGCACATTCGCTATAAATACACCCCCGTACCGCCACTGGAAAACCTGTCTTTAACGCAGGAATTCACTGACGAGTATTTCGCTGTTTTTGATCAACTGGGCTAAGGAAATTGAATTATGGGTATGCCTAAAAAACTTTTTATGTTTGACCTGTTTATTGATGGCCAAACCTACCTTGGACAAGTAGAAGAAGTCACCCCACCAAAGCTGTCATTAAAAACAGAGGATTATCAAGGTGCCGGTATGGTGGGCTCTGTTGCTGTCATGATGGGCTTTGATTCTGGCGCATTAGATATGGATGCCTCTATGGGGGGCTTAATGTCTGAATTGCTGGAAAGTTGGGGCGCCACCATTGACGGTAAGCAATTCCGCTTTGCGGGCTCTTACTACAATGATTCAACCGGTGAATCCGTTCCGTGTGAAATTCAAACTCGTGGGCGTTTTACTGAATTGGATTTCGGCAGTGCGAAAGCCGGTGATAACACTCAGCACAAATACACCATCAAAAATACGTACTGCAAAATCACCATCAATAACAAAGAAACGTTTGAAGTGGATTTGCTCAACATGGTGTGGAAAGTCAACGGCAAAGACATGCTGGAAAAACACCGAGCCAACATTGGCCACTAATTAATACGGTGGGTTTAATCACCCCCCCCATTTTATATTTATTTAAATAGGAATAGTAACCATGGCTGAAGTTATTCAATTCGACGCTCCAATCAAATTAGAGTCGGGGTTAGAAATCACTGAGATCACCATCACCGACACGATGAAACAAGTTGGCGCCTTACGTGGCTTAAAACTGTATGACGTGATGACCTCCGATGTGGATTCACTGATTAAATTGCTGCCGCGTGTGACATCACCCCGTATGAGCGAGCGTGATGTTTCGCTGCTGCCTATCCCTGCCTTTAATGCACTTGCCACTGGTATTGCTAATTTTTTAGTACCGAACTCCCCGCAAGAGATGACAGACAACGCGGACGAGTAATCGAATGCCCGAACATTGAAACGGATGAGTTAATCGCTGATATCGCCACCGTTTTCCACTGGGCGCCGTCTGAATATGACGCCATGACGGTTGGCGAAATCCTGTTATGGCATAAACGCGCAGCCGCCAGAACAGGAAATGAATCATGAGTGATCGCAATTTAAATATCAGGGTGTCGTTAAGTGCTGCGAACCTTTTATCAGGCCCTCTTGGTGCTGCGCAGCGTAGCGCCGCGGGGCTTTCTGCTAAAATTAGAACAACCCAATCTTCTATACGTAACCTTCAAGGGCAAGCAAAAACATTCGAGCGCCTATCTCAATCAATTGAGAAGAATACTCGTGCTTATGATGACGCTAAAAATAAAGTCAAAGCATTGCGTGATGCTTACCCACCCCTGAATCAACAAACCGAAGCACAAAAAAAAGCACTTGCCGCTGCACGTTTAGAGCGAGACAGACTTGGCCGAACTCTCGATAAAGAAAAACAACGCCTAGCCACAGTACGAGCCGAATTATACCGACAAGGAATTTCAGCACGCAATAGTGCCGATGTAACCGCACAAGCCACAAGGCGCACCGAGGCCTACAACCGACAATTGGATGAACAACGGCGCCGGTTAGCGGCAACGACACGCGCCCAGACTCAATACACTAAGGCAAAAGAAGTCAGAAATAAATTGGCGATGGGTGGTGCAATGGCGGTAGCCGGTGGTACAGGCGCATTATACGCAGGCGCACGGATCACTGCTCCTGGTCGAGACTTTGACGAGGGTATGTCAACAGTACAGGCACTTACCCGATTAGATAAAAACTCGCCACAACTCGCCATGCTACGTCAGCAAGCGCGAGAATTGGGCGCCAGTACCGCTTATACCTCTACTGATGTTGCAGCCGGCCAAAAGTTTTTAGCAATGGCCGGTTTTACACCAGATGCCATTAAGGCTGCATTAGGTGGCGTGTTAAACATGGGATTGGCCGGTGATATGGATCTCGGTGAGGCTTCCGACATTGGCTCAAACGTTCTGACGCAATTTCAATTAAAAGCCGAAGATATGAACCGTGTTTCTGATGTGCTCACGGCCACCTTTACCCGCAGTAATACCGATCTACGCCAACTTGGTGAAACCATGACGTATGCAGGCCCTATTGCTGCACAACTTGGTGTCAGCCTTGAAAGTATGGCCGCAATGGCAGGAACCATGGCAGATAACGGTATTCGTGGCAGTATGGCGGGTACGTCACTGCGCGCTGGCTTATCGCGCATGGTTGCTCCAGTCGGCAAAGGCCAAGCCGCCCTTGATAAGCTGGGTGTCAGTGTTAAAGACGCTAGCGGCAAACTCCGCGATGCCGACGAAATCTTAAAAGACGTTGGCAAAAGCATGCGTAAGTTTGACCAAGCTAGCCAAATTCGCATGAAAAAAGACATTTTCGGCGAGGAAGCGATGGTCGGTATGGGCGCCGTCATTGATGCAGTCATGAATGGCCGCTATGACGCACTGAAAACGGCCAACATGGGCGCCGAGGGTGAAGCCGATAAAAACGCCAAAGTTAAAATTGATAACTTAAAAGGCGACCTGAAACAGTTAGAGTCTGCATGGGAAGATCTCGGCATTGAGATTCAAGAAAATGTCGATTCCCCTTTACGCCGTGTCACCCAATCATTAACAGGTTTTATTGGCAAAGTTGGCCAGTGGATGAAAGAACACCCTAAAACCACGCAAGCCCTTGCGGTTGGAGCGATAGCAATTGCCACTTTAGTCACTGCCCTTGGCGCGTTAGCCCTTGCCGCTGCCACGGTGATTGTGCCGTTTGCCGCGATGCGACTCAGTCTATTTATGCTTACCGGCAGTCAAGGTTTTGGCGGCTTAATGGTCGCAGGCAGTAATGCCATTAATCTTATTGGCGGTGGGTTTTCTTTGTTATTGAGCCCTGTGGGTTTATTTGTTGCCGCCATAGTGGCCGCTGGGGTATTAATTTATCAATATTGGGAGCCGATTAAAGCCTTTTTTAGCGGGTTTTGGGATGGTTTCACGGCTGCCCTTGCGCCAATTGGTGTGGCTTTCAGTGCCACTTTTGCCCCGTTCGCCCCGATATTCGACGGTATTTCAAATGCGGTCAGCAAGGTGTGGAATTGGTTTAAAGAATTGCTATCACCAGTTCAATTATCTACGGAAGAATTGAAATCGTGTACCGAAGCGGGTCAAGTGTTCGGCGAGGTAGTGGGTAACGCTATCAGCGCCCTATTCTTTCCCATTCAGCAAGTCGCCAAAGGGCTTGGCTGGATATTAGAAAAACTGGGTGTTATTCCCTCCGCGGCCGAAGCTGCCGCCGATGCAGCGCGTGCCATGGGCGTTGACCCAAACGAAAAAGACCCATTCAAGGTGCTAAACTCCGTTTCTGCTTATGCAGGGAAAATCGCCAAGGCCAACGAACAGGCACAAAAACAGCAAGCCGAGGCAACCAGTAAAATCACCAGTAGCGTCACCGTTGCCGGTAAACAGCTTGAGAAAAGTAGCGAACTACAGAAAAAAGCCAATGACGTAAACCCGCTAGAAAATGCGGAAAAATACGGTACCTTGGTGTATGACGGCGCAGAGAAAAAGAGCAAGCAAAAAGGCAGTAAATCCGCGTTAAGCGATGCGGCCGAAAGTGTCGATAGAAATAAACTCGGCGATATTGTGTTTAAAAACTTTCCAGCTGTGACCACGGTTGATGGGCTATATCAAGAGCCCCGTATCGCTGCGAGAAAAACCTCACTATTTCCACAATTCAATGATGTGTTGATTAATACCTTAGCCCCTATTCAACCCAAATTAAATGCGGTACCGGTGGCAGTATCGCCGACACGGCCAGAACGCCAAATCATGCAGCCGGAATACAATACTTTTGAGTTGAATTTTTACGGGGTTGATATGAGCAATAAAAAAGAAATTGCCGACATTGTGAAACAGCAATTAACCACCTTGTTACGTGAACGTGATAGCCGCCGCCGTTCCAGCTTAAAAGATCAGGACTAATATTATGATGATGATTTATGGCATGTTTGTGTTTGAGCTACGCACCGCCCCCTATCAAACCTTTAACCACTCACTAGATCGGCGCCATGTGAAAAATGATCGTGTTGGCCGCAGTGCCAAATGGCAGTATGTTGGCGCCGGTGAAGATAAGATCACACTGGCCGGTACGCTTTATCCCGAAGTCACTGGCGGTGATGTGTCGCTGGAATTATTAAAAACCTCGGCCTATGTGGCTAAGCCACTACCTTTGATTGAGGGCACAGGAACGATTCACGGTATGTATGTAATCACCAATCTGGTTATGGATAGGACAGAATTTTTTACTGACGGTAAAGCGAAAAAAATAGATTTTACGTTGTCGTTAAGTCGGGTGAATGAGGATGTGAGGGAAAGATTGGAGGGGGTGGATGTTGGGGGGGGATGGGCGTGTTTTGATGGAATGTGAGGCGAATTGATTCGCCTCAGCTGTTCTTGTTTAAACCTAATCTAGCTATCAACAAGATTCGCAATAGATGAATCAATGATATTTTACTGAGAAACCGAGCTACCTTTTCTTATAATCCTTAAAATTTCAGTAACTAAGCCAGCTGCAAAACGCTGTTCTCGCAATCTCTCGTCCTCTAGAGTTGGGTCATCACCATGCATAAATTGACCATAAAGAACTGGGCCAGCTAACGTATATCCTTCTATATCACCATTGCCTTCAGCAAAGCATTTTTGTAAGGCTGCCAACCCAGTGGATATAGCTTCCTGATGCTCACCACTTTCTATGCGATTTAGGAATTTTGCTGCAATTTCATTAGGCTTCCCTGCATAACGCATAACATGAATTAAATCTGCTGCATCCTTGGGTTCTTTACGATTGTCAAATGAAATAGCTTTTAGAAGAATAAATGCGACTTCATCTGCAAAACGTATAGTCTCGATAGAAATACCTGCATTTTCGACTCCATTCGCCCCAAAGAGGGTCGCCGTAATTTCTATTTCGCGGTACCAATCATGTGATATTTCTGCGAAAGGGATCACTAGAGCTGAAACGCCTTCTCCATCAATTGGAACTGATCTTCCGGGTTTTCCATCAACGCTAGTACCTTGCAAAAATTCCACTAGTATTGACGATCCATCAGGAATAGGAAACTCCCAACGCCATGAGTTTTTCTCAGAATTTTTTCTGAAACCTTTTTCCACAAGTTGATCGTGTAAAGATGCATAATTCTCACCGTCTGCAATAACTTGAAGGTTTAGTACTATATCAACATCAGTTGTGCCAAAATGCTCAGGTATCATAGGTGGCTGTTCAGGGGTTAAATAACGAGGCACAAGTCCCCCTATTAGGCGTAAAGTCCCTTTCATTGTTCCAAAGGTAGTTAGTAATGTAACTAAAACACGTTCACACATTTCTGTATTGATTGCTGAATATCCAGTTCTATTTTTAGGTTTACTATGACCAGCCATGGTTACATCTCCAAAATTTCCCGACGGAATTGCTCAGCAAGTTCCGCATTTCGCCCTTTTCCGTCCAATAAAGATAAATACTGAATGAAGTTACTAGCAACTGGTAACCCATTTTTCACTTTTATAAACTGTAAACCAGCTGCCGTCCACTCATGCACTACCACATTATATCCTTTTTCAGCCTGTTTGATGCCTGTTGATTTTGCAAATATTTCCGCTTTACCCTGTGGAACAATAATTTCAGCTACATTAACACCCGTTAATAATGGTGAGGCTTGATTTGCCGCTAATGCACCAGTGATAGCCCAGTTTATGTTGTTGTCGAAGGAGTTCACTTCATGGCCAATATTTATGACGCAATCCACTATATCTGATGCAAATATATAGCCATAAAATTTATTTTTCTTACGTTGCTTTATTGTTTCAGTCCAAGCGTTAAGTAAGGCGGTCGGATTAACCAATCTACGCCTTTGAGAACGCCCACCTTCATTGGATTTAACAACCCACTCTCTGAGCTCAAGTTCTTTGAGAACACCAGAAACCGTATATGCTGATGTATCAGAAAAACTGCTTAACTCCTCACCAGAAAACCAATCCCCATGAGACTGTAATAGTGCATGAATGACCATTTCGCGCGCATCGCTAAAGAGATCAACCCCCCCTGTTTTTGTCATTCTTTTTCGGGGTCTTTGAATATCAATAAGTATCTGCTTATTTTTGACAAAAAAGGTTCCATTGAGCTCATAATATCCAATATTATGAGCTTTCAGTATTTCTCTTGCGCCTTCGCTAATCAATTCAGCTACAAATATAGGCATAACATTTTGCTCATATTTGTATTTTTGGCAAAATTCATTAAATATCCAGATAGCATGTTTTACATCTCTTGGATATGCTTGTTTTTTCACCTCAACGGGCACGATCCATATCCCTCGTTCTGTATTAACCTCAAATACATAGTCAATACCGATATTATTAGAGAGTGCTTTAAAGTCAGTGACTTCACATTCCAGTGTGTCCTTTAGCGTTTCTATCATATCTTGTAATAGTTTATTTTCTATATGAACCATAACTAATGCCTTCTGAGTAAGCCCCACCATTCCTTAGCTATTTATAATAGCTTATCTGAACAGATAATACACGAAAAAAACATAATCATTAGCTAATATGGATACTTTATCTGTTCAGATAAAGGAGCTAATTTGAATAAGGAAAATATCAACTAATAAGCACAAATAGAAAGCAAATTCAGTACATCATTAAATCCTTATTGTATTGTCACTTTAGACTAACTGGCCAATTAACACACAACCCCAACCCAACATCCACCCTATTCACCTCTACTCGATACTCTTTCCACACCCTTAACTGCTCCCGTTCTTCATCTGTTGCGATACCAAGGTCAACGGCATCTTGCAAAGGTGCAATTGCGGCGGTAGCCTCATTTAATAGTGCTTGTTTTTGATACTCGGCTTCAGCGATTAATTGCTCTTTTGTTGGAGGTGGATTGGTGATCGCTAATGCCTCTTGCTCAGCAATAAGGACTAAATCATCAGCAATAAATGCATCCTGTGATCCATCTGATTCATAGGCATATACTTCATTGTTTTTGTCTTTGTAATATTTCATTATGACCTCAACTCAAACCATTGATGAATAAATGGGCTAACGGTTCCGCTTGGATAGTCAATTTTGTAAGTTGAACCGTGGGGAATAACTGCAGATACAGGGGCTTTGGCTCCGTTACCGTAAGTCATAGAAGTCGCAATCACGACGCCGTTAACATGAATATTAACGCCATTCATACGGTCATTTGCAGAAGTACTGGCAGTAACGAGTATTACAATAGGTTTCCCTGTCGAATTGGTGTAAACCGTGCCAACTGCACGTGAAGCTTTAACATTCTGCCAAGTTTGTCCATAACCTAGTCCACTCCCTGCCGCAAATTTGCTATCCACCTCAGCCTTGGTATACGCGCCCACGTCCCCTGCATTCAGTACTATATCTGCGGTCAGTGCTTTATTGTTTACTTTGCGCCCACTTGGTACCCGTCCATTCGCGTTATTATTCGCATTGTTTGCTACAGTGTTGGCTGCATTGGCGGTCGCTTGTGCATCTGAGCTTGCCTTTTTCGCATCAGCAACTTTAGTATCTGTTTCTGCCTTTGTATACGCGCCAACATCACCAGCACTTAAAGTAATATCAGCGCTCAACGGCTTATTATTTACTTTTCGAGTGTTGGGCACACGCCCATTGGCATTCGTATTTGCATCGGTACCGGCTTTTTTCGCATCAGCAATTTTAGTATCTGTTTCTGCTTTGGTATACGCTCCCACATCCCCTGCACTTAAAGTGATATCAGCGCTCAACGGCTTATTGTTTACTTTACGCGTGCTTGGTACTCGGTCATTAGCATTGTTATTTGCATTAGTTGCCGCAGTATTGGCGGCGTTCGCTGTGGCTTGCGCATCCGTACCGGCTTTTTTCGCATCAGCGACTTTAGTATCTGTTTCTGCCTTTGTATAAGCGCCAACATCGCCCGCAGCTAAAGTAATATCTGCGTTTAACGGTTTATTGTTTACCTTGCGCGAACTTGGCACCCGTCCATTGGCGTTGTTATTCGCATTAGTTGCTGCTGTATTGGCCGCATTCGCTGAATTTTGTGCATTAACAGCCCGTTGGTTAATTTCTGTAGCCAATTTGGGTGTGACTGCTTTGCTGTTATCTTCGCTCAGTGTATCAGCAAGTTGTACAAAACCTTTTGCGCTAGTCGTTGCATCGGGGTGATTACGGCTTTTAACGTGAGCCTCAATCGCTGTTTTTACTGAATCATCCACATAGCCGAGCGTGGCAAGCACAATTGCGGGATCAACTTTCAAAGTCACGGCTTCGGTATGGCTGACAATTAAAATCATACGGATAGTTTGCGTACGACCTGAACCCTCGGCTAACAGAGGTTTATAAGTTTCAGGGCAATTCGCCACGGCCACCAATAACCCCGATTTATCAAACAGACCGATTTCTCGTATCCACCAACCGCCCTCATTTTCGGGGATCACCTGTTCCGCAATAACTTGATTGGTATTCACTGAGTCAATAAATAACGTATTAATTGCTGCTCGGCGCTTTTCATTGACTAATTTAGTCTGTTTGGTATCGGGTGCGGGCAATGTGCCGCCACCGTCACCGACCGCCATGTGTGTTAATTCAATTTTCGTGCCGAGGGCAGTCGCCTCTGCGAGCACTTTTTCACCATAAGTGGTAAGCAATGCAAAATATTTCATTGGAGAGTCACCCTAATTTCATCAATAACGTGTACCGCTGCCCCTGTGGAAATCGTGCCGCCTGAGCTGATCACATCTGGCGTGTATGGGTAAACGGTTAATTCATCACCGCTATAACTGGTTGCGGCACAATAGATTTGGCCTTTAGTTTCAAGCTGAATAGTGAGCCCGACAAGGTGACGGCTTGCCGGCTTCGCATCAAAAATTAATGCCTCTAACTCTTGATACATTTCTTCGGTAATACCGGTTTCAAGAACCCCGATATCCAATCGAAACGTGCCAGCGGTTTCATTGGTTTGCCACCATTCCACGACGCGAATTAAATAACCCAATGGCTCAACTACACGGCGCAATGCGCCAATAGTGCCTTTGTGCTTATGAATAAACATTGCGGCTTTAACTGCATCCCGTTTGGCTTTTTCCGTCCAGTTTTTATCCCATCGGTCAACACTAAACGCCCACGCCAAATAGGGCAGCAAATGCGCGGGGCATTTATCAGGGTTCCAAAGTTCACGAATAGGAATAGGCACGCGCTCAATCTGTGCCAGTGATTCAGCCGCCGCGAGCTCTAACGGTGATGAGCCGACAGGCAATAATCGACTATTCATCCGAGCCCCCTAATGTCACGTTAATTTGTGTGCAGAAGCTCGCCTGAGTTTTATCTAGCTTGATATCGGCAACCGGCTTTTTCAGTTCGACACGCTGCACGCCTTGGACATGCAGCGCGGCATAAATCGCACTGAGCACAATGTCACGGCCTAACCGGTGTTGTTGTGTCGCATAGCGTTTCACTTGTTCCTCTGCCGCCGCCATAATCGGCTCATATTCAGGCGAGGGATAACAGTAAATCACCGCGTCGATTTCATAATTGATAATCTTGGCTGATTGCACGGTGACACGGTCAGCCACCGGCCTAACGTCCTCATCGTTTAGCGCCATATCGACTTTTTCAATTAAATCAGCCGGTGCGCTGCCGTTCCCCTCGCGGGATAAAACGGTAACCGTGACATAAGCCGGTAATGGGCTAATGACAGAAGCATCAGAAACCCGACCATCGGCAGACCGTGCATGATATTCATAACTACCAATAGGACCTGCTACGCTTAACGCTTCGAAAGCGGCCGGTATTCGCATGCGTAAATTGGAATCCGACTCATACACTGGCGCAATGGGTGGGATCGCATTTTCATTACCCGCCGATAACATCAGGCGTTTCACGTTATTATTGGCTGCCAGTTGGTCAAGGTCGGCACCGGTAGCAAAGGCCACCATACTGGCGCGAGCCGCTTCATTAACGCGCTGACGTAAAATCAATTCTCTATAACAGTTTTCTTGTAATAACTTGGTTAACGGCTCGGACTCTAATTCCAGCGTGCGAGCTACCGCTTCCCGCAGTTCTTCAGGCATTGAAGCAATGAGCGCGGCTTTGCGTTCGGCAAAGAGCACCTCATGATCTAATAGCTCAACCACATCCGGTGCTGGCAATAAACTTAAATCAATACTGGCTGCCATACTTACCTCACTGGAATAGAAATCGAAATCGGCTCACCCGTTTGCATAATCACACCGGATAAACTCACGCCCATTTTGCCAACATCTGAACGAATATAATCAATTGTCTGTAACCTAACGCGGGGCTCCCACTGCATTAACGCCATATAGCACGCACTCATAATTTTGAGGCGCAGCGCAGGGTTTTGTGGCTGGTCAATCAAGTCATACAACAGTGAGCCGTATTGCCGGCGCATCACCCGCGAACCAATGGGCGTTCGTAAAATATCTGCCATACTTTGGCGAATATGCTCACTGTCTGTCAGGCCACGACCTGTTTTCGCATTCATGCCGTAATATTTCATACGGGTTTACCTGATGTGTCCCCACCCGAGCGGACGCCACTGTGTTGGTGAGTATGAATAACCACACCATTAGACGTTATCGACCCGCCGTAATGGTTAAAATCACCGGTCATTTCGCCACCCTTTTCCACATTCAACGTGGCGGTGGTAAGGTTGTTAGTACAAATCACGTTCGGTGTATCGAGCTTGATTTCGACAGAGGCTTTGCAAATCACTTTTTTGGTTGTTGCACTAATTTCATCGCTAGCCTCAATCACCGCTTTTTTAATACCGACGGCCTTTAATGTTCCGTTTTCTGGCTCATATTCAATCACCGCACCATCGGGAAAAGTGTGGTGTAATGCATTGGCTGAATGTGTCGGCGCGGGGTTCGCATTGCTATACAGGGAGCCCAAAACAAAACCGGTTGTTAGCTCACCGCCAATCGCACCAATTAACACTTGCTCACCTACCGTCGGTGCCCAGTAACTCCGAGATTCACCGGCGCGATGCACTAACCATCGAATCCAATCTGTGACTAATTCCCCCACTTGAACACGGCAACAGTTATTGTCTAAATCCACCTCAGTGACCACGCCTTGTCGAAAAAGGTTACTGAGTAAGCGGTATAGCTCTTGTAAACTCATAGCTGTCCTACCAAATCGAGATAAATCATTTCCAATAAACCTAAGCGTTCATGCTCTGATAGCCCCAATAACTCCCGTTTGGGGTAACGTGCCCGTGCCAGTTCATTCACTGCCCCCCTCAAGCCCGTATTGATGTTCCCGCGCAATTGCCGCAGCTTTGCCCTGAAACCCAGCTATTGCGCTATCTTGCGTATTGCGGGCATGAAGAAAACGCGCCGCCCTAAGCCGCCTGAACATCAGTACATTGCGTTTTGTACTGCGCTTAACCGAGGAAAAATTAATATCTAAAAAACGGGTAATATCTTGGCGATAAAAGGTTCTTACCGCGCCTCTATCTTCATCAAAACCGGTAATGGTTTTACCGCGACGACCTTTTGACCCTTGCCAATTTCGCAGGGTGCGAACATCACCATGGTGAATAAATCGGATTTGCTGCTGTGCGCGTAACACTTTGCGCTTACGGGGTTCATAGGCCGAGCCGTCCGCATTTTGTTGGCTACGAATGCGCTTTTGTTGGTCGGCACGGATTGCCCGCGCTAATTTGCCCGTCAGTTTTCGCCGGTAAGCCGCTGAGGTTGTCGATAACAAGCCATTAAGCTCATTTTCTAGTTGCATAAACAGACTGTTATCACTCATGAACCATCACTCCCTCATCAATCACGATATCCCATGCAGGTAAGGCGATTTCAGGCTCGGAAATATGCTCTTGAACAATTTTTCCATTCACTTTTTTAACAATCACGCGCTCGGTGGCCTTGATGGTATACAGCACGTCGATTTTTTCATTGTCGAGAATGTCGGCCTTATAGCGAATGCCATTCGCCCGTTTATCAGGGTTAAATAACAAATCTGGCTGATGTTTTCGGGCAAAAGTCAAGATGGCCAATGACAATGCGCTCAATTCACCGGCGTAATCCATGGCCAATACCTGAATTTGGTACTCATTCAAGTAAGATGCGGATTGTGTACCGGTGGCCTGTATACCACCCTCAGTGATATAGACCTCTAATAAATCAGGGTTTTGTTTAAACTGGGGTATCTGCTCAACAATAGTTTGGCGTAATAGATTTGGCTTTAACATTATCTCCCCCGCGTGTCATACAGTGCTTTTTGGCAACGCATTTCAATTTGTTCTTGCAGTGGTGCCGTGGCGCATTTGGGTTCTTGCAATAACACCACGCCGCCCAACAAAATAAGGCTTAAAAACAAAATAAAAACAATGAATATCAATATATTAATTAATGTTTTCATTTCACCCCCTTGCACTGGTTTACCACGTCACGGATATAGCCCTGTAAATAACTTATTTTGGCTCTATCTCGCTTAATTCCGGTTCGGATATCGTGAACAATAAGTCCACCTTTTCGAGTGAGTCCGACGGTGGCTGCATCGCCCACGCTGCCGGCGCGGGCAGTGTGATTGATGGTGAGCCCACAGGTTGCAAGGTCGGCGCTGGCGAACTGCACGCGACGGCGCTCAGTGAGCAAATCATCACGCAAACGTTGAGATTCATTTTGTTCATCTAACAACCTCTGGTTATAAGTCACATCAAGCTGGTGCAAGGTATCTTGTGCTTTTTTTAACTGGGCGAGTTTTTCATTTGCATCAATAAAGGCTTGGGCGCTTATCGCACTGAGTGCCATTTGGTGCCCCAGTTCACTCACACTTAACTTGGCTTTGAAGTCCAAACGTGCAATGCCAAACACCGCACCGCCGCTAACTAATGCAGCAATAAAGGCAACCGCTAAATATCCCCCAAAAACCTGACGATAATTCACCATTACCGCCCCCATTCGCCGCACAGTAATTCGGCTTCTTGGTCACGGCGGATCACTTGGCCATAACAGCCATTTGGCTGGCCTTTGGTTTGTCGGCAATCTTTACCACCATCCCGCGTCCATTTAGGGAGCTCTGCACAGGCGCCCTTGATATCACCCGCATTTAACTTGCGGTAGAACGTGGATGAAAAGCATTTAGATGGCCCGATGTTGTAAGGGCAAAATGAAGCAATACCCGCGATTTGTGGTTCAGTCAGTGGTACGTGAACATGGCGTTTAACCCATGCAATCGCCTTGTCAGCTTCAATCTGGTTTAGCCGGTCACATTCCGCTGGGGATAATTGAGTACCCATTTTTACCGACTTACCGCCAATGCGTGTCACACCACGACAAATAGTGACCACACCGCCCCCGTCACGATATGCCTTGAGCGAATTTCCCTCTTTCTCATTCAAAAAGCCGGAGAGGATCGCACCGCCACTGGCACCGGAAATAATCAACGCAATAACTGCCTGACTTAATCGTGATTTGGTGTTCATTTCATAAATCCTTTGGTGATTGCTCGGTCACTTTCACAATGTTTTCAATATCGCGCTCACTGATGGAATGGCGAGAAAAATAACGTTCTAATATGCGTGTGCGTTTCATTTGCTCACGGCGGTTTAATCGGTAGGTCATCACACCCAATGAAACACTGGCAATTAACCCGATTAAAAAGCCCCACTCATACACGGAGAAATCACCAAAAAATCCTAAAATTCCCGACCCACTGAACAAACCACCAAATCCAGAAAGTGCGTAAGTTAGGCGGCTCCACCAATCATTCATACTATTAATCCCGTTTTGTTAATCCCAAAGTTGGATCATGTCTTGTTTTGCCACCGGTGCGAGTTCGGGTAATTCCACCCATTGCCCCGCGGCTAGCTGTATGCCGCCCTCAACCAAATTAGGATTGGCCTGTAATACTTGCTCAACGATGCCCTGAGTTCGCCCATAATGCCGCCAACACAACAGGTCAACGGTGTCACCTTGCAGCGCCTGCACTTTCATTAGACGAGCTCCGCAAACATGCGTAACTTGCCGAGAATATCCCGCACGGCGTTTTGGCCATCACGGCGCAGATCATCAATTTGCGTGCTCAAAGCTTGGGCGTGTTTTTCACCCTCACGCGTGGTGTCAATATCGCGGTAGTTTTCAATCAATAACGCTTTAGTAAAGCTATACACCGCATGGTGATAACGAAATACAACGGCCGTGGTGTCGTTAATTTCCGGTGATGGCACCGCAGATAACTGGTTAAACCCTTTGGCGTTCTGTTCTTGCCGCCATTCATCCAATAGCTGATTGACATACAACACCGCTTCTGTGGCCATATGCTTTAAACGGCTTGTGGTGACATTCCCCGTTAATCGCATGGATTGGCGTAACGGGTCTAAACCTATGTCTGGCCAAAATTCACCTGACGTGATTTTTTCATCACCATCACTGATGCTTTCGTCTTGCACACTATGAATTTGTTTTGATGCCACTAAGCCCATGATTCCCCCTTTGAAAAAACGGAGGTGGACAGCGACAATACAGAGGGTTAACCCTTTATTATTGCTGTGCCTCCGTGGCACGCGGGTGCAACTCGGTTATTGCTATTTTTTAGGCGTTTCGTCTTCTTGCTTACGCACTGCCCGTAATAGCTGTTCAACTCTTTTTTCACGCCAATATCTTTGTCAATAAGAATGGCTTTTTGCAGGTATTCAAGGGCTAAGGTTTGCTGCTTATCGTCATTTTTGAGTGTTAAACCAATGACTTTGTACAACTTAGCACGCGCCCCATCAGGCATATCTGATTGTGCTGTAATACGCTCTAATTTCAGTAAATCATCAAGTGACGCTGTCACTTCATCTTCTTTGCCACTTGCTTTCACGGCTAATGACCAGTCGCAGATTTCATCAACTAAAACAGTGGCTAAGGTGCGGTTATAGTTATCAGGTAATGGCAGATTAAATTGGATAGCATATTCGGCCATGTGTAAGGCTTCTGTGTATAAACCCGCGTCGATATGCCACACCAAAGTGCGCGTAAAGACCTCATCAGCCACACCACTTTGACTTTCCAACCCCCCCCTCAATCCAACCGCGATAATTAGGTAAAACCTTACGCTTATACGCCGCTTTGCGGTCATTGCCTTGGATATTGCTTAATTGCGCTTGGTCAGCCCGTAAACGGTGTAAAATATTTTCATAAGCGGTCATATCTGCCCGTGACATTTCGGTAGATGCCCCGCCACGGCGCGATGCCATCACTTTTTGCCAGTGCTGCTGTGCCGGTGTTAAATGTTCCATTTGCATTCCCCAATGTTGGCTTAAATTTCTTTGCTTTCGGCGTAGTTGATACCTTCAATCAGGCAAGACAGGCCATAATCTTCAATCACATAGCCCTCATTGCCCGACGAGTAAGTCGCCACGCGGTTATATTCCGGCTCATCTTTGATCACACGGCGGTACTTGCCTTTCTGCCAGTACACCGACAGGTTCTTAAAGGTCGTGACCAAGGTGGCACCATCAGGGAAAAACGGCACTTGTAAGGTCGGTAAGTTACCCATTGAACTCAATTTCAATAGCTCATTACCCGCAAGCATTTCCATATTTGGGTTTTGCTCGCTGTGCTGGTTCATGATTTTGAAGTTTTTATCGGTATAGAGCTGATAACCGGTGATCGCCACCAAGCCCTGCGCACGGCGATGCCACGGGTCTAACAATGAATTCACCGCATCAAATACCATCGCATCCACATTGGCATACATCCCTTTGGCAATGATTTTCCCGCTTTCATCACGGCTGGTTAACGTGACATCTTTCATCACGCGTTGTGGCGCCGCATTACGGATTTTTTGCAGCCAACCGATATTGACGTCTTGTAACAATGGGTTTTCGGCTTTATTGGACTTTTTCACCCGTTTCACACCGTTGAAGCCAATCATTAAGCGGTCATTGGCTTCTTGTTGTGCAATCAGTTGGCTGATCATCGGTTGAAATTCAGGGTGCCCCGCCCATGCGTCTAACCATGAATACGGGATAAACGTATCCCAGTTGGTTTTATCACAACGATAATCGTCGCTGTTTTCCTCATTGACTTGCTCAGGCTGACGGCGCTCAGTCGTTGAGTCATTTGTACCGGCAATAGGGCCATTGACCGAACCAAAAACCTTTTGCCCCTCCTGGTCCGTCACTCCAAATGGGTTGATTTGTTTTAAAAATAGGCTGTTTTCCATTTTTGCTTTTTCTAAGCGCTGCTGCACCGCAGGGTCAACGCTAAAATTTAATGACGAACCCTCACGGCGTACTCCATTTAAGCGGGCTTGCTGGTCAAGCCATGAGAGATAATTCGCCAGTGATTCATTACTGATACCCATAGTAAAAACCTTTTATTGATTAAAATTGAAGAAAGTAAAGCGCGGCTTAATACTCAGCCAACTTAGTCGAACCACCGGTGACTTGAGGGCGTGACTCCCCTGAACCATCAGTCACTGCAAGTTGCTGCTTTAAGGCGTTAAAATCATTAGTTAGCTGTGATAACGCTCGTTTTTGCGCTTCATTTTCGGTTAGCAAGGTGCCGCATTGCTGTGAGGTCAACTCAATGGCTGTTTTTAGGTTGGTGGTTTCTTCTGAGTTGTGATTACGTTCAAGCCCTAGCCACTGTTTCACCGTCGATAAAAACTTCTTACTGGCTTCCTTTTCCTCTTGGTGTTCGGTGTGTTGCTCACTTAACAAATGGCACTGCGTTTCTAATGAAGCGGTAAAGTAATTGCCGCTATCCGGTAAGCCGCGAGAAACCGCGCTTAGTTCAATAGGACGGGAACCAATAGCCGCAGGGTAATCAGTTAACGCTACCCCTGTTAAATAGGCGCGTTTGGTCTGTGGGAATGAGGGGTAATATTCGATACTGGAAAAAATCTTTTGGCCTGACTTATTCAGGTTAACAATGTATTCATCTTTTAAATCATCAATATCAATAGTGACTTCAAGCCCTAATTTGCCTTTAAGTTCACCCTCTGTTAATTCAACGGTATTCACCGCTGAAATCATGCTATAGCTGCGAAATTGGCTATCTGGAAACAGACTTTTAATGTGATCCAAATTCACACGACCACAGTAAAATTTTGGGTCGTAATCTTTAGCCATCTGCTCGATATGTTCACGCTCAACGGGAAAACCGTTTAGTGTCATCCCCTCTGCACAAGCAATCAGCTTTATCTGGCGCGTATTTTTACCTTGCGACATAAATCAATCTCCGTTTCTGACGTAACTGTCATTTCGATAACGCCACTATCTCAATCATCTTCTTTTTACTCAAAGGGTTACGGTTCTCATAGCGCTATGAGAACCCATATTCATAGAGGGTTACGCGCGGGCGTGACAAAGTGACAGCATGATGAAAACAGACATTGACCCACGACAAGAAGCCAAAGAACTTTATTGGCAGGCTTACAGCGTTTCGCAGATTGCAAAGCGGCTGGGCTTAAGTATTCACACCATTTATTCATGGCGACGACGTGATAAATGGGATGACGCATCCCCTATTCACCGTGTTACTGACCAAATACATGTAAAAGTGCTGCGTATCATGTCGAAAGACACGATGACCGCCCATGACTTTAAAACGGTTGATTTCTTTAACCGCCAATTAGACCGGTTTGAGCGTTTGGAAATGAAGAAACAAACGGCGGGAACAAGTAAAGTTAAGGCACAAAAGAATCACTTTACCCCTGAACAAATCGAACAGCTTAAAAACCTAGTGCTAGGTAGCTTATTTGAGTATCAGCGCCAATGGTGGGATGAACGCACGCAGCGAAACCGCTTTATTCTTAAATCACGGCAAATTGGGGCTACGTGGTATTTTGCCCGCGAAGCCCTATTGACCGCATTGGAAACTGGTAATAACCAAATATTTCTATCTGCTAGCCGTGCACAGGCCTTTCAGTTCAAACGCTTTATTCAATTGTTGGCGCGCCAAGTGGGTGTTGAGCTCAAAGGCGGCGATGAGATTATGTTGTCTAACGGGGCGATCCTGTTTTTCTTGGGTACCGCAGCAGCGACAGCGCAATCCTATACCGGTGACCTCTATTTTGATGAGGTATTCTGGGTATCGCGTTTCTTAGAATTGCGTAAAGTGGCTTCAGCCATGGCCACACAAACGGGATTGCGCCGTACTTATTTTTCGACACCATCGAGTGAAGATCACGAAGCCTACGAGTTTTGGACGGGGATTTTTATAACAAAGGTAAGCCCAAGAAAGAGCGCAAAATCATTGAGCTATCCCATAAGGTATTAAAGCTTGGCCATTACTGCGCGGATAGTATGTGGCGGCAAATCGTGAATATTCATGATGCCATCGCACGCGGACTGAACCGCGTTAATTTGGAAGAAATCAAAGACGAAAACCCGCCCGATGATTTTCGTAATTTATACGAGTGTGAGTTCGTTAAAACGGGTGAACGAGCATTCAGTTATGATGCCTTAATCAATTGTGGCGTCGATGGCTATAACAGTGATGTTTGGCCCGACTGGAAACCTTACGCACCACGCCCGCTGGGTAATCGCCCTGTTTGGGTTGGCGCAGACCCAACCGGCACCGGTGATAATGGCGATGGATTAGGCCTTGTGGTTGCCTCACCACCGGCGGTCAGTGGCGGGAAATTCCGCATCATTGAAACTATCCAGTTACGCGGGATGGCCTTTGAAAAACAAGCCGAAGAAATCAAACGCATTACTCAACGTTATAACGTGCAATCCATCACTATTGATGGCACAGGGGGTACTGGTGCCGCCGTGCACGAGCTGGTCGTTAAATTCTTCCCTGCCGCCAATTTACTCAACTACTCTGCCCCTTTAAAACGCATGATGATCATGAAAATGCTGATGCTTATTCGTAATGGCCGTTTTGAATACGACGCAGGGTTACACAAGCCCCTGATCACCTCTTTTATGACCATCAAGAAAGTGCAAACCCAAAGTGGGATTATCACCTATGAATCAAGTCGTGTTCGCGGTTTAGACCACGGCGACCTTGCATGGGCAGCAATGAATATTTTCTCTAACGAAGCGATATCCAGTGAAACTGGCGGCGCTGGCGCACAAGTTATGGAGTTTTAACCATGGAACAAGCAACAGAATTAGCAGCAACCGAAGAACAAACACAATCCCCTGAATTTTGCTCATTTACGTTTGACCCGCCATCAATTGTATCTGGCGGCAGTGATTTACTGGACTGCATGGAGTGCAACCACAATGGCCGCTGGTATGAAACTCCGATTGATTTTACAGGCATTGCACGCTCGTTTACCTCGTCAGCGGCCTACCATCAATCACCGTTAGTGTTTAAACGTAATGTGATCACCAGTTGTTTTGAACCAACGCCGTATTTATCACGCCCTGACTTCACTACCTTAGCGCAGGATTTTGTGGTTTTTGGTAATGGATACCTTGAAAAGCGCATTAACCGGCTCGGCGATATGTTAACGCTTAAACCCTCCTTGGCTAAGTACACCCGCGCCGGTGTGAATGAGGGGCAATACTGGCAAGTGAAGAATTACCAAGATGCCTACGAATTTCGCAAAAATAGCATTATCCATTTGAAAAACCCATGTATTCACCAAGAGATATATGGCACTCCCGATTATTTGGCAGGGCTTATTTCTGCTAACTTGAATCATTCAGCCACCCTATTTCGGACCAACTATTATGAAAATGGCAGTCACGCCGGTGTGATGGTGTATCTTTCCGCGGCTTTGGCTGACGACAAGGCCGTCGAGTCATTAAAAAAATCACTCACCGAAGCCCGCAAAGGCAAGGCATTTAAGAATATCTTTGTCTATGCTGCCAATGGTGGCAAGGATGGGATTCAAATTTTACCATTCTCACAAATCAGCGCAAAAGACGAGTTTGTTGGCATCAAGGACACCACGCGCGATGATTTGTTGGCTATGCACCGTATACCACCACAACTGATGGGGATCATTCCGCAAGGCTCGGGTAGCCTTGGTGATGTTGAAAAGGCCGCAATGGTGTTTTGGTTCAATGAGTTACTACCGCTGATGGAAAGCATGAAATCAATTAACGACATGCTAGGTGTTGAGGTGATCCGCTTTAAACAATATGCATTGCTGGATTTTTTGACACAGGCTAAGAACAAAGAACCGAATTATAAATAAACCATTCAATTCACATTAACCGATGTTCCCCCTTTCAAAGCTAATAGAACGGCCTTAGCGCCGTTCTACCTATGTCACATACCCGAAACTATTTTATATCTTATCTAGTCTGTACAGCCTGAATAATCGCAAATAACACCATTAACGAGCTAATCACACCATAGCCAGCGCGGCCCATCTTTACCCCTTTGCGCGCGCTTGCTCCCCCGCCTCGCCCGCACACAAAAGGAGTGGGATTTTGTGCAGGCGTGCGGAGGGTTGGAAACAAGATAGGAGTTGACTTGTGTGAAAAATAAAAGTGATTGTAAATTGTGCAATTTCATATGAAATTATGCTATTAATTTCAATAATAGATAATACTTGTGTTTACACTACCTAATATCAAAAAAAATAGTATTCTAAAAATAAAATTCCATGTCTATGCTTAACATGCACTATATACCTAACGACATTAGAAATAACGAATTTAATTTTTAAAAAATATACTATATAGTAATAATATGAATTATAAATTAGTGGTTTTAACATGGAAAATTTAAAAAAAAGCATTGATACCTATATTGCTGAAGATAACCCTTGTTATGCTTTGCAAATTACAGGCGAATGGGGAGTAGGTAAAACTTTTACAATTAAAAATATTTTAAAAGATGATATGTATTATATAAGTGTTTTTGGATTAGAAAAAATAGAGGATGTTTACTCATCTATTTTTTACACTATGCACAAAAACAAAACCAACAAGGCTGCAAGAAATATTTCTAACTTAGTCAAAGATGTTAAATTTTCATTTCAGGGACTAAACATTCCTTTAGGATTAGGAGCGGATTTTTTAATAAAATCAATAATTAAAGACAGAATCAAAAATGATAAGGTAATTGTTATTGATGATATAGAAAGAAGTTCTATAGGTTCAAATGAAATTTTTGGCTTCATCAGCAATTGTCTTGAGAATCACAAGTGTAAGATAATCTTACTAATGAATGAAAATATCATGGATCAAAACAATCATTTATTAGAAAAAACTATCGGAAGAAAACTAACAATAACTGCTAACTTTGAAGATGCCTATGACGAGTTTATTAAGCCTCATATATCTAAAAAAACATTAAAAATATTAAAGTTAGATATTATTGACATATTTAAGAGAATGAACTGCCAATCATTACGCATATTAAAACGGCTATTATTTGAATTAGACATGATATTAAAGTGTATTGATGATAAGAAATTCATTAAATTACAAGATGAATTTAAATCTAATTTAACCGTTTTTTCCGCCTTAAGTATTTTCATCAAACAAGGAAGAATTGAAGCCAAATATTTAATTGAAAGAAAACATAGCTTATCTTATTACTTCCTATCAGAAAAGGAAAGAAATGAAGAAGGAAAGCATGCAGAAGAATTTGCGAAATTATATAAGGAACTAGGTGATGATATAAATTTAACATCTGATTTTTTAAATGACGACACTCTTATTAGTATATTAGCCAATGGTTTTTTTACTCCATTGGAGATTAATAAATCGATTCATGAATATCTGGGAAACAAAAAAGAAGATATAACACCTTGGCTGGTCATATACAAATACTATCAATATGACGACCAAAAAATTAATGATGCAATATTACAAACTGATTCAATAATTAGCAATAAATCCAATTGCGAGCTAGGAAATTTACTACATCTTATTTCCGCCATTTATTATGTGAAAGAATTATACTGTGAAGTACTAAAAATAGATGATTTAAATAAATACATTTTTAAGTATATTGATTACTTATATAAAAACACAGATTGTTTTCTAAACAATGGTTCCAACGTATGGTTTAATCATATATATGATAATTCTCATGGCTTTGCCTACGCATCAAGTGAAAATGGCGAATTCAAAAATATTATTGAAATAATTAAAGAGAAAGTTGATAGCTACTCCATAGAAAAAACACAAGACATAGGATATAAATTAAATCAGTTATTTATCGAAGATACTGAGTCATTTTTTACTTTTATTAATAAATACTTCAAAAAAAATACCATATATACAAATAGACCCATTTTAAAGAACATAAATCAAGATAGATTCGCTCATAAAGCAATTACACTAAGTTACTTTGATTATCATCGACTTTATGATTTTTTTTATAATAGATATAGCCAAGGCCAGCTATACAATGACCTTAAAGATGAAAAATTATGGGTTGAAAAATTAATTTTACATATAAAAGAAAAAAACAAAGAAAATAAGAATACTTTATCAAAATTAAGAGTTGATAACTTTGCATCAAGATTAATGCATATAATTAGATAACATTTAAATTAAATATATTTATATAAAAAAGGAAAATATCAATCATGCGTAAATTTAAAAATTTGAATTGGACTATTATTTTCATGGCAATCGGGATATTAGTATCCCTTTTTTTACATTACTCCAGCCAAAAAAATGAAATAAATAAAGAAAAAATAAATATAGAGAATGAAAGAAACAATATAAGAACAATGTTTGCCTATGAAATCTCACATAATCAATCTAATCTGAATTTTTTAGATGGAACAAAAAAAGTAGGTTTTAATCAAGAAAAGTGTCAAACAGAAAACTGCGTTCCGAGCGCTGTTGAACTCAATGCATTTGCTGACATAAGACTGAAAGTTATCAACTCTCTACGTGATGACGTATATACTATTTATTTGCCTAAAATATATCTTCTTGAACCTAAAGAAGTGTCTTTAATAATGAATTATTATTACAACCAAAAAAATTTACTAAAAAATTCAAGAGATATTCATTTAGAGCTAGCTAAAAATAGAAACAATAAAAAATGGCTTGAGGAAAAAACATATGTTCTTAATCAAAACTTTGAAGACGAATACTCTTTAGGTAAAGAAATACTAAAAATGTATCAATCTCATATCCCTAAAGAAAAATTAGTAGCCCCTTAA